CTATGATCAGTATCATCTCCAATAGCACCTGCAACAAAATATGTTCCATCGGTGTTAAGACCAGAATAGCCTCTACCAAATTGATCATTATTATCCCAACCGTCAATAACGGTTAAAGCAGTAGAAGCTGTAGCCCAATCAGTAGTAAATGCTAATGTGAAAGTATTTTGTACCGTAGCTTGGTTAATACCGTCACTTGCCTTGAATGTTAATGTAGCCGATCCATCAGATCCTAAAGTAGTGGCAGAATCTTCTGATCGTGGAGTAATAGTTACCACACTTGAATCTCGAGATACCGTAGCAAACTTGAATAAGTCTCCACCGGATTCTAGAGATAATACTAAATTAGCATCTGAGTTATCTGAATCTGTAGCTGTCATAGTAATAGTTGTAGGGGTACCGTCAGCTGCTAAAGCAATAGTACCGGATGAGCTTAATGATAACGCTGGAGTGGCATTAATAAGAGCTACGTTATACCAGCCCGATCCATTTGAGATATAAAGTCTTTGGCCAACTAAAGCTTGGTCTCCAGATGACATGCCTGAAGTGGGTAATGAGTCAACGGCACTAAACACTTCCATACTAGCAGCATTGTCCAAGGCAGAGCTTGCAACGTCTCCTGTACTTGTTATGAGATTTGCCATTTTTCTATTGATAGAAGACATGCTTTTTCCTTTTATCTATTTATATCTTACGATGGGTTCCAGATATATACTGCACCACGATAATCTGTATGATCAGCGGGATAAGCTGTACCACATACTACATTACCATCAGCGCTAATACTACAATGACTTCCAAACCCGTAATATTGCGCAGAAGCACCGGCCGGGGTATCACCGTCTCCAGCATCTGATGCTTGAAGTTCTTTTACTTTTGACCAACTCGTTCCATCTCTTTTGTATATGTAGAGAGTACCTACTGTATTTGTGTTGTTACCACCATCAGTAACAGTAAGCAAATCACCATCATCATTCATATCGATACTTTGGCCAAAGTGAGCTCCAGCAGCACCGGCAGCCCCTAAATGAAGTTTTGCCTGCTGTGACCAACTTGTTCCAGATCTTACAAATATATAAACTGATCCGCTACCATTGTAACTTTCATCATCTTCATATGCGGTTACAGCAGCATATAAACCATCACCACTTATAGCTACGTCAGCACCGAATCTGTCTCCACCCGCACCATCACTTGGTGTCAATTCAGCTTGTTGGGCCCAACTTGTTCCAGTTCTAAGATGTATAATTGCTACACCAGCATTGCTGGGTGCACCGGCTTGATCTGCACCTACGATACTATATTCACCTGTCTTGTTAATATCGGCTGATTGACCAAAATAATCACCTGCTGCACGGCCAGTGCGTCGTAGCACAGCCTGTTGTGTCCATGTATACCATTCAGCCCCCTTTACAAAAATATATGATTCTCCATATGATGTTGATTCTACTCTACGAGAAATAATTACATATAGTCCATTACCTGAAATTTTTGGCCCGCCAAGGAATCCTTCGTAGCTGCCACCACCAGCATTGTAGTAATTACCAGTTCCAGTTACAGTGAAAACACCTCGACGTGTCCACCCTGCTCCCAGACTATCTTTTCCTCTGGTATAAATGTGGAATCCACCTTGTTGTGTATTATATAAACCATGTCCTAAAGCTAATACATCACCGTCGTCATTTAAACTTACAGTCGATCCAAAAGCACCATAGGCTGATGCATCCATTCCAAGCACACTAATTTTTGTACCTTGATCCCAAGCTGTTCCATTATAATGAAATACGTGGCATCCGCCGGCGTCATCTTCATTTCCTGGGCCTGTGTCTTTAGGAGCACCTACTGCTAGGTATGTGCCGTCTAAATTAAAGTCACTATTCATATAACCTAAAGCATCGCCATCTGCAAGGTCAGTCACACTGTCTCTACGTTTAGTTTCTGTCAAGGTTGCGGTGGCCCAATTAGTTACAAAGGATAAAGTAAATGTATTTTGAACCGAAGCAACATTTACTCCGTCACTTGCTTTGAATGTAATTGTGGCTGATCCGTCATTTCCAAGTGTAGTTGCAGAATCAGAACTACGAGGAGTAATCGTAAATTGTTTTGCAGAGTCTTGTACAATAGTCCCCATCTTAAAAAAGTCACCACCTGATTCAATTGAATATGTCAAGTTATCCGGATCGTTATCAGAATCAGTGGCGGTCAGTCTTATGACTGTGGTACTACCATCAGATGCTAAAGCAATTGTACCAGATTGGCTTAGTGTAAGTGCTGGCGTGGCGTTAACAATAGCTGTATTATACCAACCGCTCCCATTAGAAATATAAAGTTTAGAATTGCCAGTGATATATGCCTGTTGTCCTGCTGTAAGACCAGCTACTGGTAAAGAATCAAGGCTACTAAAGACACTCATTCCAGACGAAGACTTCATTGAGAGAACCGCAGCTGAGTCAAGAGTAGAAGTTGTAGAAGGACGCAGTCCTTTCTTGTCCTCATTGGTCCTAAGTGTGTTATCTAGAAATTTCGTTATGTCTCGTACTCTACTCATTTCTATACCTCGTCTGGCCAATCATTGATTGGTGCATTTCCTGTTGGAGGACCATTTGCACTATCCCTAGGTATATCCCATAGTGCCATAAAAGTATTTATATTAGAAGCGCTATCGATAGCAGTTTCAATACTATTACTCGCTGTACGTACTGCCGCGCGGTATGTAGATATATTACTCGGTACTGAGTATTCCGATACTTCCGTAGCTTTTATAACTTGCCAATCTGATTTAGAAAGAAAGCTTTCAGCTGTAGCTTTGGTAGCAGATTTGTGTATAGACTTTAATCCTGGTGTTACACCTTGTTGACCAGTCTTAGGATCGATAACTGCTTTGTCGGCACTATCTACCCATAGTGTATCAGCCAGTGATCTTGGTGTATCAGCATCCCAATAAAATCTATTATCATAGGGTGCAGGGTCATTTTCCCATGTAACACCTCTTGCAACTCTATAGTCGGAATCCCATAGCTGCCATGTTTTAGGATGTGTAGTCCCATCATTGTCAACCCAAGACTTTCCTCCTCTAATTATTCTTCCACTATATTTCCATGGCATATTTTATTCTCCTATCTTGCATTAGAGTATTTGAATGGTTGATCGGCAAAGGCGAGGTAGATATAAGTTTTGTTTGATGCGTTATAACCACCAGAATAATTTCTTTGTTTTACACCGTTAGACACAAAATCCATAAATGTGCTTGATACATCTGCACCATTTGTACTGGCTCTAAGCCTTTGTGTTACTACATTATGAGGGTCACGGGTGTTGTCCCACATTTCCCATTCTTCATTTGCATCAGTTATATTTTTTATCAAAATCCAAGCTGGTCTAAACCCAGTGTGAATAAACGGGCCATCTGCATTTCCGTTTCCAACGTAGCTGCCGACTTTTGAGTAACCTTCGACTGAGTGAAAGCAGTAAGCTATATAAGCAGTCCCATTTTTATTGATTCGACCTTCATCTCCGCTGACAGTAAAAACTGATGATGTAGGAGCAGTGCCGTTCCAATCATTTGTAGATGTGGCTGCGCCTGAAGAATCTAATTGGATATAATGTGCTGCGCCTTTGCCAGCGTGGTAACTAGTCCAACTAAACCCAGCATCTCTATTTTTAATAATGTAAAATTCAAGAGCAGAGCTTAATCCGTGTGCGACTGTTGCTCCTGTGGCACCATTTCCAGTATAACTTATAATACTTAACCCAGCCTTTGTATTTACTCGGCCAGTACAGTCAATCGTGCCAACGCTTGTTGCTGAAGCATCGTTGCTGAACGCTGTAGCAGCCAGCCAGTTCCAACCAACATAAGTATTACTAGAACCATTTTCATTCATGTAAGTATTTGCACCTATAGTAAATCCATCTGTGCCAACTGCACTTATTTGAGATGCGCCAGTAACTGCTGCTATATTTGAATTTGAATATAACAATTCACTAATGCCTCTTACTGTATCTACTAAAACATGGTTATTGGCAGCAACTCTGTCCTTAACCCAAATCCAATCTGGGCTAAAACCAACTCCTGTGATACTACGAGGTGCTGAATTATTACCTGTCCACAACACAGTATTAAAATTTTCACTGCCATCAACAATAGCAGGCTCTGGTAAATTTCTTGAACACAAAGCGAGGAATCCAGTTGGTGGTGCATAGGCAAATGAGCCGTGACCGTTGCCATCTGCGTTGCTGTTGGCTGTAGATTTATTGCCAGCAAAACTGCTGTCTTGTCCAAAGTTAAATACTTGTGTTGATTCTGCGGTGTAAAGCATAGGCAAGATTGTGTTAGGTAAATTACTAAACGCCTCACCGGAACCAGCAGCAGGGTTACCGCTAAACGTATTGTCTATGCCAAACCAAATCTTTTTGTTGTCCATATCAACGGCAACTTGAACAACTTTATTTTGTGTTACTGTGCCGACTGTACCAGATAAGTTTGTATATGTGCTTCCGTTTACAGCAACCCCTCTATCAGTCAAAGCCCACTCGTTAGTTGCGGCTCCTGAACTTGTTGGATTGCCAGAATAATTACCAGATGACAAAGCTGTATCTGCATCAAAAACACCTGTGGCAGTTTGATTTCCTAAACCAGTTGCGTCTGTTCGCAACATTTCAAAATACCACTTACCGCTAGAAACAGCAGTTGTGCCAGCAAACCTGTTATCTCCGCCGTAAGACGCACCAGCAGAGATTTTTAAGTTGCCCTCCGAAATGGCGACAGTGCCATCTAATCTCTTATGCTGCGAGTTTGCCGTAGCAAAGTTATTAGTAGGTACATCTGGAACACTGTCTCGATAGTCTAAATTGACAGGTGTAAAGTGATTGCCTTGACCTGATACATCCTTAAAGAAAGCTGCTTCTCTGGTGTCTGCCCAAGCCATGTATATTATTGTATGACCAGCATCACTTATCCAGCCGTTATCATTAAATCCAGTATCACTGAATGTCATTGTGCCGTTTGTTGCTTCAGGAGCAGTTCTATCCCAATTCAATACGTTACTGCGATTGTTTGAAGGGTTTCTTGTGTTATCAAAAACATGCCAGTTACTTGATGCCCCTAGAGCACGTTTTATAACAACTAAAGCCGGCTTGAATCCCACAGTAATTTCTTGTGAACCACCGTTACCAGTAAAACTACCAAACTTGCTATATCCGGCTATATCTGTCCAACAATATGCTATTGCCACATCATTGTTGCTAAGAGCACTTGTATTATATTCAAAGACTGTAGAAGTTGGAGTAGTGTCAAAAAATCCGGCTATTTCCGCTCCATTTTGATTTAACATTAATCGTTTTGTGGGTGAAGATAAACCTACATGATAAACATCCCAGTTGTATGCTGTAGTCCTTGATTTTACAATAATAAATTTTGGCACTGCACCTAAACCGTGTGCGACCAAATTATCCACTGAATTAGTAAACGTCCATGTAATTATACTGAAACCTTTTGCAGTATTTGTTCTTCCTGTCGAATCAACGTTACCAATACTTGTTGCTGAAGCATCGTTAGAAAAAGATGTATCTGCTTCCCAGCACCAAGCAACCATATCGTCAGCAGCACCATTTGTTCCAGTGCTACTACCAACAGTAAACCCATCAGCATCAAGAGTAGTTAATGTGTTTGTATCAGTATATTCTCCTAGTGCGGTGTCGGAATTGCCATCGGTTCCTCCGTCACTGTACAATTCTTTGTCTACACCACGGACAACATCAGTTAAATAATTTACTGTAGCGTCTGTTCTATCTTTAATCCAGACAAGCGCGGGAGTGAAACCCAATCCGGATATAGAATTAGTTGCACCTGTTCCTCTCCAAGTAACACTATTAAACCCCTCAGAAACAACATCATCTTTAAACGTAAGACGAAAACCATTGGTTCCAAATGTTAAACCACTGGTATCTTTTGGTATCCAGATCCCGTCTTTAGTCTCGCCAAAGCTGGCAGGTGTTAGAGCTGTTCCGTCAATAAAGTTGATTTCCGACATATACCCATCAAAATAACTATATCCGCCATGTTCTTGACCAATGTGATGAGTTGCGCTTGTTGAATTAACTGCTAAATCAGCGTTTAGAGAAGGTCCAGCACTAGTTGAATATAAGGCTATCTCACCATTAATATAAAGTTTTATTCTATCAGTAGCAGTTGAATCAGTAGTATCGACAGTTAAAACTATATGATACCAAGCACTTGTATCCCTGAATACTGCTGAAGTTTCTTTCCATACTGTTGTTTGATTTAATACTCTTATTTTATCACTAGACATAAAATAAAAAGTTACTTTATTTCCTTCTGCTGTTGAATCATCAATCCTAGCCTGAAACAAATATTGATTAGCGCTAAGACTACTACGCTTAACCCAAGCACTCCAAGTCCAAGTTTTTCGATTGCCGGCAGATGTAGGGGTTCTGGTTAAATAAGCACCATCGTCATTATTTAGCCTTACAGACTGGTCAAGCTCATGTCCATAGAATCCTGAGCTAGGATTATATACCCAATGTGATGAACCGAAAGGACCCGACATATTATAATCCTATGATACTGCAGCGAATGCTAATTGAGGTGTTCCAAGTAGAATTTTATTATCAGCTTGAATTACGTATGGTACCAAATCAATTGCAGATGCATCAGTACTGAGAGTTAATGAACCAGCTGCTGCTGTGAAGTCACTGGCAGTACTTACTACTCTACTACCCGTTCCGTCCTGAATGAATATAATAAATCCAGATTGGCCGGCTTGTGCGGATATATCTCCACTTTGATTGCTTAATTGTAGAGAACCACCTAGAGTAAGAATAAAGTTCTGATATGTTTCAAAGTCTAAAACTGTATTACTACTTATTGAAGCGGTTTGTGTTTTACCCGGCACAGCTTTAGCCAACGATGATATTGTAGCAGTTGTTAATGTTGCGCCTGCCATTGTCGTTGTTCCTGTTATTGCTGCACCTGCAATTGAAACTGGACTACCTGTCGCACTAAAATTTCCTGATATATTTCTCGCTTTTGATTCTGCCATAGTGGATCCTTATTTAGTTAATTCAAAATAGTTAAATCTAAATGATGCAACAAATGTAATAAATTCATTTCCACTTGCGGTTGATTCAAATGCAATGTCACCTAGTGAAGTAGGTACACAATCAACATACCGTACTCGCTTTGTCTGGTTATTATGACTAGATAAAATCGATAGAGTGATATCTGCATAAGTTCCTGGCTGTCCAGCAGATGCTTGAAATGCTGTGCGTTTTGTCATAGGTGTTTCAAGTAATCTACGTATCCATTGATACATCTCATCATAACCTTTGAGGTCTTCATCTAATATAATATTAGTCGATAACTCGTTAAAAGTAAGAGCATCACCCGGAAACGGAAGACCTGCTAGTCTTGGTACTGGTAATTCAACAGGATTGAATATCATACCCGGGTGTGTAACATTCTGACAAAAGAATTCAAGGTTAGGAAAGTTACGTCTATCGATAACTAGCTTGAAGCTGGTCGGTTGTAAGTAATTAAAATTTTCAGTTAGTGTTGCCATACTCTTATTTATATGTTTTTTCCTTTACATTTTGAACAAACTATGGTATAATAAACTGTGGTTTAGGGAGGGAGGATACCTATAAAAAAAGGACCGGCTTTCGCCGGTCCAGTTTGTATTCTATTTTTTTATTCTTTATGCAAGAATGTTGTCTACACGGAAGATCCGGTAGTACTGGTTGGTCTTAGCAGAAGCCAAGCCGTTAGATGGAGCAGAAGGTGCACCTACGTATGGGTTTGATACCATGCCGTAACGTGTCTTAAATCCAATTTTCGGCTGGAATGTATCCTCACCAACTGCACGAACCATTGTTAGTGGTACGTATGGGCAATAGAATACACCTGCGTCATATGGGTTAGTTCCCTTATAACCAACGTTAACATAGTCTTGAGTTGCATATGGATCAATGTAGACCCGTGTGCGTCCATTAAGAACACCGGCAAAAGTATTACCTGTGTCATCAACGTTCAAGTTAGTTGACATTGCTGGTGAGTAGTCAAGCATGCCAGAAGCTGAGAGAGCAGAAGCAACATCTGATGAACAGATGATGAAGTTACCTTTACCCCGACGAGTTTCTTTAGCAATGATGTTAGCTTCACGCTCGATTTGAACGATCAGGCCTTTGAATTTTTCAACTGACCAACGACCGTCTGCATCTGTTGAGAGGTTGAAGATACCGTTAATTGCTGTGTTAGCAGTCAATGCACCAAGCTTAGCTTGTGAGTTAACTGTACGTACAACTTCACGGTTAATTTCAGCCATGATCTCAGTTGACAAGATGTTTGCCAACTCAGTCTCAGCATCCAGGCCATGAATGGCTTTAAGATCCTGAGCAAGCTCTAGGCTGTATTCTGCTTTCAGTGCACGGCTTTTCGCTGTGACTGTAGCTTTTTCGATGGTGAATCCCATCTCAGCAAACGACTCAGTAGTATCGCCAAGAGCTTCAGCTTCGGCGGTAGTATATGGATCGTTTCCATCGAGTGGATCGTTGATTGAGTCAGCGATTGTGCTGTCAGCATCAAGGTCATTACCGACGAGGCCGGATGATGATGTTTGAGCTGTAGTTGAAGAATCTCCGGAGAAGCCCATTGGTGCTTCGTTGAAGAGTGCTTCGTCGCCTGCTGATTTTCCTGCTTTAGTCTTTTCGAAGGTTGACTTCATTGCGAAGATCAAACCTGTTGGGCCGGACATAGGCTGAACACCACACATGTCGTATGCCATTAGGTTTGGCATTGCACGGCGTACCAAGGCAATCAGAACTGGATTCCAGTTAGCTGCATTGGCTGTATTGTTGGTTGGTGCTGCTTCTGAAAGCATTTGGCCTTGGGCCGCTTCTTCAGCAAAAGCACGCTCTTGGTTTTCTAGAATAGCAGCAGTAACTGCTTTCCTGTGATGATCTTGAATAGTACCGGCTGACTCTTCATTAAGTACCGGTGCCCATTTTTCGATCAGCTTATCGTATGATACGGTTTGCATTTCTTTGGACTCCCAAATTATGATTTATTAGTTTTTTGGATTGCGGTTAAGTACTGAGCCATTGAACCGGATGCTACTTGAACACCTTCGTCATCAGACACATCTTCCTCTATGGAAGCTGTCTCAGTAACCTTTTTAGTAAAGTATGATTCTTTAACAGTCTCTACTTTCTCAGCGAAAGTTTCTTCTGAATCAAAATCAATATCATTTACTAATGACTTTAGTTTTTCAACCTGAGTTTCAGCAAGACCTTCTGATGCTTCACGGATAATCTTTTCCCGCTTTAGCTCTTCGAGTTCTCCCATCATCTCAATGTTTTTAGCAGTTGTATCATTTAGTGACTCTTCGAGTTCTGATACTTGATCTGCCATTTCGTCAACTAAGTCAACCTTAGCTTCCGGAACTTCGATGTAAGACTCCTCAAACAAGTCTTTCAGACTTGACATGAAGTTCTCAGCAATTTCTGTTCTTAGGCCTGACTGGACTGCGAGTTTATTTTCTTCCATCCAGTTCTCAACCACGTAGTTAAGATATGTGTCGACTTTTTCAACTAGGTCAGCTTTAGTAGATTCTACTTCTTCTGCCAACTCTTCGTTGTACTTCTCTTCAAGGCGATCGATCTCTTCGGTCAGCTTAGACTTGATAGCTGCTTCAAAGATTGTCTCTGCTTTTGCCTTGAATTCATCTGACAGAGTTGCCTCTGATTCGACGAGTGCGTTTAGATCCTCAGAAAAATCAACTTGATAATCGAGTTCTGGAGCTTCAGCAATTGCTTCACCTTCAAAATTCTCTACATCAAAGTCGTCTTTTTTCATTGAATACATTGCCTGGAGCGATTGCTTATTCATCGCACCCATTCTAAGAGTCATAGCGGCCATCAAGGCTGCTTTCGTCTTTGGCATTGGATCTTGTTTAGTGTTGTCACTTTTACGCTTTGGTGCAGAACCTGTAGCGTCACCTGCTTTATCAACAGATGCTACAGACTGTGCCTCAGCATTTTTAGGATCGTGGCCCATTGCTTCCTCGATGTCTTCGTTCTCATCATCGAGGAGTTCAATGTCCTGATCTTCCATTTGATCTTCAGTCATAATTGACTCCTTTTACTATTTGAGCAACGAGAGGAAATTCTTAAACTCACGAACCTGCGTTTCATATAGATCCGCACGAGGAGCTTTCTTAATTTCAGTCTCCATTTTTTCAATTGCTTGTGGTTCAATGATTCCGTTATTCCAAACCCATTCAACACCTTCCATAACTCCATTAACAAATGCGCTAGGTGCAGATGGATCTTGAACGATGTCTACCGCGTTAAGAATAAAGTCGTCTTTGACGACCATTGCGTTACCATTGTTCTGCAAGCTTCCCATACCACGAGTTGATACGCCTAATTGAACTTTACCATCGAGAAGACCTTTAACAATCATTCCCATAGGAGTTTCCAATATAGTCGCCTTACCCACAACATCGTTACCTTTCCAATCAAGGGATTCGATCTTGTGAGAAACCTTGTCTAAATTAACGGTCGGTCCTTCAGGGTGATTTAACTCACCGACAGCTCTACCTTTAGATACTTGATCGCCAACATATTTGTTAACTGCTTTCTCCATAATAGGCTTTGGATATATCCGACCATTACGATTCTTTTGTTCGGCCTGCATAAATACACCTTCGATAGTATAACTTTTACTACCGTCTTCCTTCGCTTCGGTCATGAATTCAAGGTGTTGATCTGTGTATTCTGCGATTAGCTTCATTTTTTAGCCGCCTTTACAAATTCCATTCCAGCTTTCTTCGCCATACCGAGAGATGGATAACTATCTAGTTTTTCCATGTCTATGTAAGTGATGAATTTGCCTTTCTCTTTGTGGACCATAACTGTTTTACCATCAATTTTTTTATCGAAAACATGTTCACCGGGCGGCATGCCCTTTCCCATTTTTTCTCTTAATTCAACAAATGTTAACATTTCATAATCCTACCTTTATTTATACTTTTGTTTCTTTCTACTTAAAAGAATTATTCTTCTTCTTCGTCTTCATCGTCATAATCTTCATCGTCATCATATTCGGATTCTTCTTCATCTTCTTCCTCTTCATCGCCGTCTTCTGCTTCAAGGTCAAGTTCGAGCTGATCGTCATCTTCATCCCCCAGCTCGTCATCTTCATCTTCATCTGGCTCTACTCCGTTGAAAATCTGATCAGCCAATCTGATTTTTTCTTGGTCTAATAGATCATTTTGCCTGACTGTCATTACGTCACCAAAAATCTTATTGGCCCCGTTATAATCTTGATCCAACGCATTTGCAATTAAATCTTTTACATATTCATTAGGTTCTGCAACTGCATTCTCAGCTTCTTGCGCGTCTACTTCACTCACTGTCATCTCCTTGTACAGGTTTCAATTCAAATTTTTGTGATGGTGCTTGATCCTGTGGCTCTTCCTCAGGCTCTTTTTCTTGTTCACCATTGATTTCTTTATTCATTTTTTCTACGTCTTCATCGGAAAGCATAAGTACGTTCTTCTGAATCCATTCTTTGGAGAAGTATTCTCCAGCATAGTTATTGATTTGATCGAGTGTCTGTACTCTTTCTCTCAATACTTCCATATCACGTAATTCTGTAAAGTGGTTATCCCTTACATAGTCAACGGTAATATCGTTCTTCCAAGATTCCCAATCTTCTTCTGTTATGATACCTTTCAGAATAAGTTGAGTTCTGAGAATACCATAGAAAAGATGAGCAAATCTCATACGTAATCTATCGATAAACTTTTGGAATTTTAATTCATCTCTATTTACTTCAGTAGTTCTACCAAGACTAAACTGATTTTCTTGTTCCAATCGATTGAGTGGTACATTTAATGAACGATAAACTTTCTTTTGAAAGAAAAGTACATCATCAATTTGTCCTAAGTTCTCTCCACCGGGCAATGTAGATATTTCTGTACCTTTACCGCCTTCACGTCTTGGCAACCAGAAGTCCTCTAGCATTGACATATGCTTACGGTCATCTTTAATTTGACCGGTTGAAGCATCATACACAAGCTTATTACGATACTTAGTCATAATGTCTTTCATATATTGTTCAGCTTTACCGCGTGGTAAGCTACCAACATCTACATAAAAGATTCTGCGCTCAGGTGCACGTGCTAGGCGATAGATAACTAGTGAGTCTTCCATCATACGTAACTGATTGATAGGTTTCAATGCTTTGTGCAAGTATGAAACAATCTTTTTACGATCTTCACTCAACAAACCTGATGTTACATAACTAACAGCATCGTTAGTCATCTTAACACCAGATGTAGATGACCCTGGTTTTTCCTGATAGATATAAAACTCTTCGGTCTTCTCAATTATATCTGCACCGGTTACCGGATCTTTTTTCTTCTTAATCTTTTTGACCTTACGCATTTTTGCAGCATCGATAGGTCGTATTTCTTGAATACCTTCTTTAGGATTGGCTTCATTCAAAACGAGATGATGGTAGATTCTTCCATCTACATACCACCTGCGGAATATATCATGGCCCAACTCTTTGAAATTGAGCATTCCATATATGCCATCAAATTCTTCGTTAATTTTTTTCTTAATTGAATCTGGAGCTTTTACTTCTTCCATGTTCAATTTTAATGTTTGTTCTAATTGACTACCAGTAATTGCTTCATTAGTAATATCTTCGATTGCAGCATCAACTTCAGGATGCATTGCATTACCACGATATTTCATTATCAATTGATAGTTGTCTTTTGA